TCAAGCTGTTCAATGGCAGACATAGCTGTGCGTGTTACAGCACCAGCAGGTGACTTCATTGGGAAGCTGAACACTGTAGTGCTGTCAGGCTTCATCACATCCGGCTCTGCAGGAATACCCTCAGAGATGAGGAACTGCGTGATGGGGTCTTTGTTATCCCCACGTACAGTACGCACATAGTACGGATTGTGACGGGCATGAATGCCACTGGCACTGTCAACAAGCTGACTGACTGTACCGCTAGGCTTGACACAGGTAATAGCTGCTGACTGTGAGATGCCAAGTTCTGCTGACAGAAGACAGTTTGTATCTACAGCAACATTTTTGAGTGCCTCAAGTGTAGCACCAATGTTCGTGCCAAGATGAGCAGACTTACCTGCCATCAGAGCATTGTCCATGATGCCAGTCAGTGACACGCCAAGCAGACGTTCTTCCTCTGTATTCTTCTTCCATATGGAACGAAGATACTTGAAGTCGGTAAGCGTGGCTTGGAACGTGCCAAGGATAGTAGCAAGGCGAACTTTATCAGTCAGTGTCTGCTGTGTGTCAGTAGAACGAACTACAACCTCAGACAGATTACAGAACTGGTATGGACGCAGGATGATTTCGCTGCAAGGGTTACACCCAAAGTCATGTTCAATATCACGACGCCCATTCTTGGCAGCTTGCTTCTTAGCTGACTGCCTGTTGAAGATACCACGTTCACCTGACTTGCTCTCATACAGAGACAGCCATTCACGCATGAACGTACCCATCTGTGGCTTTTCTTTGTAGGCAACGCTGTTGTTAGCCAGCGCACGTTGCCCCTCGTTTTCCCACCACTGTCCTGCCTTTGCGTGACGCATCTGGTCATCGTTCAGGTTGGACAGACTGATAAGTGCGCTGCGTCGGACACCACCCACGACGACAACCTCACCAATCTTACACATGATATCGTGACATTCCATTGGGTACAGGCGACGACCTGCTGCTGTCTTGAAGATGTCTACGATAAACTCAAACAACTCCTCAAGTGGGGCTGGGCCACTTGCTCTACCACCAAAGGTCTTGAGACGTGTGCCAGCAGGGCGAACCTCGCTGGTGTCCCATTGGGGTACTTGTCCTGCGTATAACAAGGAGATGAGTTCACGCAGGGACTTGGCCCAGCCCGGACGAGAATCGCCAACCTTGATAACAGTATCGGTACTGTGCATATCTTCGTTGACGATAGGCAGCTTCTCAACATGATGACGTTCTACTGAGAAGCCTACACCAGTGCCGCACATGAGGATATACATAGTCTCGTCAAAGGCACGAGGGTTATCCACAGGTACATAAGAGCAGTTGTAACCGCCTACATGACAGCGGTCAAGTGCGGGACCGGCAGTCATCAATGCTCTCATGCTTGGCATGATGTCTTGGTTAAGCACCGCTTGTTCCAGTTCACCCCTCAGTGAATCAGGAAGCTGATAGTCATGCTTAGTGACCAGATGCTTAGTAATATAATCAAAGTATCGTGACACTGTTTCACTCCACGTCTCCCTTCGCTGTTCGTCTTCCTTCCACCGTGCGTACCGGGAAAGGGCAATAAAGTTTTGATAGTCTGTTGGTAGATAATTGTTCATGGTGTCTTACTCCGTTAGTGTTTTCATATGTCTGATTTCAGCACCCTCTACATCATAGAAGTATTCACGGATGCCGTCCTCAATCTCTATCCCCACATCCTCATCAGCAGGTATGGGGTACTCCTCTGGGTCAATGTCGATTGTGATGTATACTTTAACTCTCATTGGCCATAACTTCCTCAATCAACTTGTCCAGATACCACTTGGCTTTTTCCAAGTCCTCAAGTGGCTTGTCCTTGTAGCGGTAACGCCACAGATACTTGAGTATGTTGCCCTGTAGATAGAACTGGAACCCATCCTCTGTGGCAGCAGCGATAGCCTGAATACACTCAATGCCAGACTTGTTGTAGTGTGGTGGACTGTTCACCATGTCACTCTGCATAGCTGCTTGCCTCATAAACTCCTCGTGTCTCATGCTGAACCTCCTGTCTTGCTGTTGAATGTGAGGTGGACGACATTGCCGTCATACTCTTTCTCGACGCCCAACTCTTCCTCAAGTTCTACATCAAAACCTACCTCGTTGTCAACAACTTCCATGACATATGTATGCACAAGATTGCGAATAGATTCGTCAGCTTCCATGATTGGTACAGTAGAACAGATCATCTTACAGAAGTGCATAAGCTGGCCATATCCTTCGTCATTAAGAGGGTTGTCAGCACCCGCAATAATGGAGATGTCAACTTCACCTGTCCACTCACCGTCATCTACAGTGGGTCTGACACGGATCACAAAATCTTCTTCCAGTATATTCTCGTAGGTCGTGTCCATAATTATCTCCTTTTCACTTTGGTTCCATTAAACTTGATAAACTTAGGGTGCTTGTTCTTTCCCTTCTCTTTAAGCCAGTCTTCGGGAATGATGCGGTCATAGTATCTAAACCCGTACTTGATACACCACTCACCGTAGGTTGACTTGGCACCCTTGCGTAGCTTTCTCCTACTATTCTCGAACACAAAGCGAATGTCAAGTGCTGGATGCTGTTTCTTGATAGCAAGATGCTTGCGTCTGTCAGCAGCAGTGAACATGCCCTTCGTCTCAATGATAATGCCGTTGTGCAGCACGAAGTCTGGCGTGTAGGTGCGGTAGGCTAGGTCTTCCCACTCAATCTTGACTTGCTCATATAGATAATCAATAGAGAGTTCGTCAAGATAGAGAGATACCTTATGCTCTAGTCCACTCCTGTATCCGTATTTCCGTGCTGCACGAAATTGTTTTGCGTTAGGCATATTCTTCCGCCAATGATACATAGGCTACAGTCTTGGGCTGCTTTGCCTGTGACGCAACGGATGGGCGTTCTTCTAGTCCGGGCCAGCAAGTAAAACGATAGCGACAGAACACGCAGTTCTGATCAAGTACCATGTTGCCTGTCTCTTTGCCCCTGAACTTCTCAGGCACAGCCTCAAAGCAACGCTTGAACTCATTAGTCTCCAGCGTCTTGGCTGTTTCCTTGATACGTTCAACCTGCTTCTCGACATCGAGTCCTGTAGCTGGTACGTACTTGAACTCACCGTTGGCTTTGTTCACAACCCACCATCCACCGGCACGTTTGCCAGATGCCTTCGCGTACCCAGCAAGCTGGGACACATATCCAAATGGATCACCTACCCTGAGAGTGTCGAATGATTCAAACTTGTTATTGTAAGACCAATTAGACGCTGACTTAACATCGTCAACAGCACCATCAATAACAATATCGTAGGTGCCAGAGACGGATGTATCGTCATCAAGGTCAAGCGTAACTTTCTTATCATCTTCATACTCCACTCCTGCTTCCTTGAGTAGCCCCTTGAAGACAGCTTCAACGATGTCTCCAAGCATCATGTTCATCACGAATGTTGTTGGTAGAGGCAGTGCTTTCTCTGGTTCGTTCTTGTCAAACCAAAGCTGACAAGTCGGTCTGCCTACATTAGACATACGCAGACCAAACTCATCACGCTTATTGCCCCCACCAAACTGACGTGCAAGCGCACCCATAACATCAAGACCTACTTGCTGGATAGTTTCCACTGACATAGTGGACTTACCGTTAGCAGCATTCTCCATGTATTGATGCAACGCCAGTTCAGCAGGGTGGTTCATTACGCTACCTCATCTTCGATGTCAATCATCCCATCGGTGATTGCAATGTCATCATCATCGTCGTGCTGATTAGCTTTTTCAGCATATGTATTGATGATATACTCATTGTAGTTCTGCACCCACGCCATGAAGTCAGTGAACAGTTCTTGATCAGACTGCTCAATGTCCACGATGTTGGTCAGGTTGACCGTAGTCACCGGCAGGAAGAAGCTGTTACCATTAGGCAGCTTACGCTCCTCAGTAGCAGCATCCACTACGTGCTGGATAGGCAGTCGCTTCTGCTTTGCAAAGGTGGCGAACACTTCACCCCACCCCTTGAAGGCATCACGATTATCTACTTCCCAGATAAACGGAGTGACATCTACCTCAACAGGATTACCCTGATCATCAGTAGGATCAACCAGTTCAACTGTGCCAAAGATTACACGTACACGTTTGATCTGCTTGATCAAGTCCTGTGTCTTCTCTGGCAGAGACTTGAAGTCTTGGATGTAGCCAGCAGGTTTACCGCAGTTGAACCCACCGTCATTGTCCTTGAGGTCAATGTTCAGGGTGTCCGCCATGACAGTCTTGACGTAACGATTAGGCGTGTTACCAGACGCCATCATGAACCGCTTATACATAAACCTCTGCATGTAAGGGCGGATACGTGCGGACGAGGCGTAGTAGGTGGGGCCATCTGGAATCTCCAGCTTATACTGGCCACCCTCTACAACCTCAACATTCACCTTCTTGCCATTGACTTCGGCCATACCCATGATGGGTGTGTGATGAATACGAAGACGAGCAAGTGTGCTAGACTTTTTGCTGCTGCTTGTACCCTCGTTAGCAATGCCCATTGCTTTAGCCATTGCTGCATAGTTGTTAGTGTCAATTGTTGTGATCTCGTTCATGTATTTTATACTCCTTCTTTCGAGTCAGAAACCATAGTTATATCACGACACGTCCTTGGTGTCAAGCCAGTTGGGGCCAATTTTTGCCTCAAGTTCTAGTGGAACATTGAACACTAACCCCCAACGTATAGCGATCAAGTCAGGCAAAGCCTTGTTAGTCTCTTGTATTATCTCAATTACTCTCTCCTCTTCATCTGGATGAACATCAATTACGATGCTATCGTGAACAGTGTTTACCACACATGACTGCATCCCGTCAAGTAGTTTATCAATATGCAGCAGAGCCAGAGGCACAATGTCCGCAGTGGCGAATGACTGCACAGGATAGTTCTTGATCTGCGTGAAGTTAGATACGCGACCACTAGCCTTACGTACAACATCGGGGAATGCGAACTGCCTACCAGATGGCGTCGTAATGTAGCCTGTGTTTATAGCCTCTTTAGCCAGTCTGGAATGCCAAGCTGCGACCCCTTTGTATTTGTCCGTGAAGTGCGTGTAGTATTGGGCTTCTGCTGGCGTTCTGCCAAAGCCCGTTGCTCCATATAGCGGCGCGAATGTATGCGCCTTCGCAGTCTGTCTGTCCGTAGGCTGACCAGCATCGGTAATAACTTTAGCGGTGTATGCGTGAACATCAAACCCAGTAGATACTTCTTCAATTGCAACTCCATCCTGTGATAGGAATGCTGCTGCACGGAACTCAAGCTGTGCAAAGTCAGCTTCCATAATCTTACCACCGTCGAAGCGTGATACGAATACCTTCTTGACAGGGAACGTACCGCCGCGTGGCATGTTCTGCATGTTAGGGTCAGCACCACTAAACCTACCTGTGGAAGTGCGATGCTGTAGCAGACGAACATGCAGCTTACCGTCCTGCTTAGTGTACATACGTATGCCATCAACAAAGGATGACAGGTATGTATCGACAGCAGACAGGCGTCGAACCTTTGACAAGAAGTCAACAGCATCTGTCATTCCTTTGACACGTGCTGCCTTCTCCAGTGTCTCTAGGTTCTGCTTACTGGTACTAAAGCCATTGGCACTTGCCCACTTGGCAGACGGCGGCTTGAACTTGAGGCCAGCAGTCTGATTGGTAGGCTGGAACAGATAGCCCTGTGCATCACACACCTTACAGCGATTGGGCTTGGCGAAAGGTGTGCCGTCCTTCTTGACCTTACGGACATAGCCTGTGCCATTACACTCCCGACACTGCACTGCCCGTGTCTTGGCGAGACGAGTGGTATGTGCATTGACCAGATGACGGAAGGATGTATCGTCCATGTACGGGTCAATCTGTGTGGCCCAGAACTGCTTGTCGTTTACCTTGCGGCTGTAGATAACCCAAGACAATTGCTCTGGGCTGTTCAGGTTGATAGGTGTGTCACCCATCAGCTTACGCACGTGTGCTTGTAGGTCAGCGGTAAGCTGGTCACGTTCCTGCTCAAACTCAACACGTACATCTTCCAGTGCCTTGCTATCAACCGTGAACCCACGTTGGTAAATGCGGGACAGACAGACAGCAACCTGATTGGTCAGGTCCACTGTACCCATAAGCCCACTATCCGCTGGTGTATTAAGACGATAATACAAACGATCTGCCAGTTGCTGTGTAGCATGTAGGTCAGCAGACAGATACTCTGACAGTTCATCAATAGGAATGGTGCGTGTGCTGTAGCCCTTCTTGAAGTATTCCTTCAGGGTGTCTTGCTTCTTAGTGTCAAGATCGTAGCGTTCAGCACATGCCTCAAGCGATAGCGGCTCCTTGACGCCACGTTGCAGGACATACTCAGCCAGCATCGTGTCGAACACAGGGCCATCATACTTGAAGCCACTCTCCCAAAGCCACAGCAAGTCGTGTGCTGCGTTGTGCATGATAAGCACCGTGGCCTCGTCAAGCCACTTCTGAATGATGGAGAAGCCACCAATGGTAGGCTCCCTATCCTCGTGGTCAAATACAATCAAGTCTTCCTGCCCTTGATCAGTCAGGACGCCGACCATAGTTAGACTGTTGTCCGCCTCGAATGGATCAAGGTGCATCTTACCGTCACGGTGTGTGACTGTATTCTCTACGTCAAGTGTCAGTTTCATATCTATTCCTTCCTCATACTAAAGTATACTTTGCCATTCGCAGCGATGTGCGGAATGTTAGGATCAGCTTCATGCTTACCTGTATACTCAAACCGATATCCTTCGTTCCTCTTCTGTTCTACATCCTTGATAAACTCAGCGTTATCATTTGCGAACATAGCGAAAGCAAAAGTTGCGATCAATCCAAGCATTGTATATCACCCCTCGTATCTTGCTGTCAAGTAGTCAAGTTCACAATTGACCATACCGTGCCAACCATTCAGCTTGTTCTTGACAATGTTCATGTGCCGCATTGGGCTATCTTCATCCTGTCCCTCAACGGTTGCGGACTTTCCAATCAGGATCATCAGGTCAGCTTCTGCTGCTTTACCTGTACGTGATCCTTCCATCATGCTCTGATTCAACTGCGACCTGCCCTCTGCTTCTGCAGAAAGCTGGGACATGTAGAACACAGCGCAGTCATACGCTTTGGCAATCTGCCGTGCATGAATAGCACATGCCTTGAGTGCCTCATCCTGTCGGGCGAAGCCGCCCTCTGCCTTGAACTTGTCACCCATGTCAAGCACGAGAACGTCAGGGCGATACGTCTTGGCCACACTCTCTACCCAATTCATGTCACGACCAGATGCTTCCTTGATCCTGATGTTGTTCATCACAGGCTCATACAGAGACTTAGCTTTACCCATGTTCTCCTTGACCTCACGTGCTGACATGCCAGCGGCAGCGGTCAGGTATCGTGCGCCAACACGGTGTGTAGGTTCCTCGTTACATAGGACTACACACTTGGCACCCTGATGTGCAAAGCCATTCGGACCTGCAATCAGGCTGGCGTGGAACGATGTCTTGCCCGTGTTGGGACGTGCGCCTACCTCAATAAGCTGACCAGCACTAACACCTTCAACCTTACGAGCAACGCTGGATATGTTGAACGACCACCGTGCTTCCAGTTCAGCCTTCGCCATTAGCGTTTCAATGGTGATGTCATCCCACTCGATATTGAGGTTGGGCGTGAAGTCATCGCCGTAACGCTCAAGCAGGTTACGCAGTGTCTCCATTGTACCGCCCGTACCACTCACCATGTCGAAGCCAATGTTGGCAATGTCCTCGCCCACTACCTTCTGGAACAGCTTGGACAGCACCTCTTGTGCAATGTCGCTACCCATAGGTGCTTCGCGTTTGAGTTGAGCAAACAGACTGTCGAAGCCTGTCTTTTGTGCAGTGGTCATCGTTGGATTAGATGACAGGAACAAAGCCTGTACCTCATCCGGTGTGACGGTGCGATTGTAGTGATCCATCGCCTTGTCAATCGTCTGCTTGATCTTACGATTGTCTGCGCTGAACAGTCTGTCAGGACACTTGGCACCACGATGGTCGTCGTAGAACCCCTTGTCCATCAGACTTCTTAGCATTGATACTTCCATTATCTATCTCCTATGTCGGCTAGGTTTTGCATGTCTGTTGGATTACGATATTTCAAATCATCTGTCAAGTAGAGGACACGGACATTCTCCACATGCCCCCTCAATTCTTTTGCCATAAGCAATGTCTTGCGTACTGCGTCGGGGTCCAGTGCAATGACTGCTGTTGAGAACTGCGTGAGATACTTCTTGTGTGCATCTGACAAAGATGTCCCAAGCACAGCAACCCCGACAAAGTTACCACCACCAACCACAGCGGCACTCACGCAGTCCTCAACAACTACAGCGACTTTACCACAGCCATGAGCATATGGCAAGCCGCTTTTTCCATACCTGCGCCATTTAGGTAGACGCCTACCAAGCGCACGGCCTGTAGCATCTACAATCTTACCCTCATGCTTGATGGGAAAGACAGCGCGGTGTTCACGAACATCATATAGCAAACCTAGTTCCTCTGCGTCAAGACCATACAGTTCGCTGGCCCACTCAGCCACGTCGAAGTTGTACGGTACGAGGTACGTAGGAACATCGAAGGCATAGTCACCTGCAAATCTCTCAGCATCTGATAGCTGCATACGAATATCATCAGCAGACATATGCACACGTGTGCCACCTCTGAGATTGCAAGACATACGGAAGCAGTTCCATACCAGTGATCCCATGTTGTTGGTCACTGTGAATGTACGTTGACCACAGTTAGGACACTTAGTTCTCACTGTAGTTCCTGTTGGTACATTCATATCACTTACAATGTTATATATATTATTCATATATACTCTCTCCTGTGCGGCAGTTAAGTGCTTTTACCATGTATCTTACGTGCTGTCAACGCAGTATTCGCACTCTCATACGTATTTTTCATATATGGTTTGACTGATTGTGGGTTAGCGTGTCCTGTAACCGACATAATTTGTGCCATACCGACACCAGCCTCTACCATTTCGGTTGTGCCAGTACGGCGCAGGTCAGACAGACGCAGTTCGCTTGACAATCCTGCCTCATCCATCAGCTTACGTGCGTGTAGTGGCAGCTTGTACTGGCTGTACGGTATGTAGCTACCACCAATAGGCTGTGGACGTGGTGCAACGTATTGTTGAAAGCCAAAGTCCTCATGCTGTTGACGTAACATGTCAAGCAAGTCATCATCAATAGGCAGGAACACTTCCGCCCTACGCTTGGACTGCTCAATATGCACACGCGCCTCATCAAAATCTATCGCACCCCATGTCAGCAGACGCATGTCACCTACACGTTGACACCAAGCGTATGCCATGTGTGCAATCAGTCCAATATTACGGGTGCTAAAATCGCTGTACGCTACGTCTAGCAGTTTTTGTATATCTTCCCTACCCCAGACAGTCTTGCGCGGCTGTGTGGCCCTTCTGCGGACTGTAGAAAAGGGGTTCAGGTTACAATGCTCCATGCGTACTGCGTAGTTATACAGGATACGTGTCGCTGCCATGACATGATTGGCAAATGAGATGCCACGATCACACCACAAATCGTACGCCAGCTTGGCTTGTTTGGTGGTGACGCTTGCATGATCCAAAGAACCAAGGCGAGTATCATCTACCTCTGTGTCGAACATGACACCATGAAAGTATTGATACTGCGCCTTAGTCTCATCACGCAAGTTCTTGAAATCATGGGACAAATAATATTCATCCGCTATTTCTAGAACTGTCGTCATGTTATGCTGCCCTGACAAGTGACCGGAACTGTGTGGTGTTGATCCACTTGGTCACATCAAACTCACGTCCAAGCATTGTCTTGGCTTCGGTATCGTTGCCAGTCTCACGCAGCTTGAAACCATTACGCTCGTCTGCATAGGTTGCATAGTTTGTGAAGGCAGAGTAGAGGGACCACAGGTTCTGGCCACGGGTCACTGCTTCCTCACGATACAGGGCGAACATCTTCTCAGCTTGCTTGTCATTCTTCATGATGCTTTCAAGCAGAGCCTTGACATCTACATGGACCAGTGGACTTTCTGCCCACCGCTGTAGCTGTTCTGTCCTAGCGTAGAAGTTATCCTTAGATGCACCCAGCTTACGGATGAAGGCATCTATATCAAAGCCGCTGGTGTTCTTGCGCTTCACCTTGTCATGCTCACCGATAATCATACCGTTGAGGCAGAAGAAATCAATCGCCCCAAAGATAGCCACGTTTGAGCATGTGCCATTCACACCATGCAGGGCAATGACACGCTGCTGCACGTCAGTCTCATGCCTAGTGGTCCTGATCTTGGCAGACACGTTAGGCAGACGAACATCCATGATAGCCATGCCATTGTTGTAGGCATCCTTCCATGTCACTACAGCACCCTCAGTCTCATGAGGCTGGAGATGCTCAGTCATGGTGGCAGCTACCTTGCGGAAGAAGTCACCGTGGTTCTCGCACTTGAAGCCATCACCTACGATGCCAATGTATTCATCGGTGTCTCCATTGATGACATACTTCTGGCCATCCATCTTGGTGTCCTCATATTTCACAGGGAAATCAAGGTGTTCTGGTACGTCCACGATGGACTGGTTTATATAATCAAACGGCATGTATCTCTCCTATGTCCGTTAAGTGATGCCATATTATATGAGGTATAAGACACAATGTCAAGCCTAGAAATCCCACTCCTTGACTGTTACGTCTTTGTCAACGATGGCGTTCTTCAACTGATACCATGCGCTGTCTACTTCCCGCAGGTCATCGTAGTCCAGCGAACATAACTCACTGACACGACTGCGGATAGGCACCCATGCTGCCAGCATATCCAGCACACACTGTTGCTGGTGTGGTGTCATGGCCTTCCATGATTTAGTTGCTTGCTCACGACGTACTTCCCATTCAGTTTTTTGCTTTGCCATTGTCATTCTCCTTTCAATCACAGCTTTCAAATCTACTTACCTTGGCAACCCACAGCTTTCTATCTTCATCGTAGTAGGCTGGCCTGTCAAGGCTTGTGTTGTAGCCAAGCGGATGAAACATGTGCCAGTAGTGTTCTATCTTACGCTCAAGGGTATTGCGTTCATCCGCAGTCAGTTCTATTTTAAGTGTTCGCATTGAATATCCTTTCCAGCACGTCCTTGTGTGCTTGCATCCACTGTGGCATCTTACGTCCCTTATTATATCTAGCGAAGCGCATCTTGTCAATGATGTAGAATGCACGGTACGCTTCGACTGGCCATATATCATCTGTCTTTAGGTCATCGTGACCGCTGAAGCACTGTGGGTGTGGTGTCAATCTGCCCGTGCCATATGGTATAAATTTCATACCATACTCTAGGGCAGACAGATGCTTGCCAGCACCGTGTTGTTTGCCATAGCGTTGTGTGTATTCATCAAGCATACGCTTGTATAAGATAAGCGCATAGTGGTAGTTCGCACGTGTCTCCATTGCCCACAGGGTACATGGATGCTTCTGATGCACGGCTTTGTATAGGCCACACTCCTCTGCATACTCAGGGGCATGGTGCCACAGGCTAGTGCATAGCATCTGCGCTTCCTCTAGTGGCATCTTGACAATGTGCTGGTCACATAGCGACCTAGCGATGCTGTCAGGGTCATGCTCAATCAAAAACCTGTTCATTGTTTACTCCCGTGATGATTACGTCTTTACTCGTATCCATTGTATGCCCTATTCCAGCACCAATGTCAATCTGTTTTACATGCCCTTCCAATAGAACAACATCGCCCACAATGTCATGAATAGCCCACGCCTTCATGTGTTTCATGTGTCCCTCAATGGCATCATCCAGTGTTTCGCCTTGGATATATTCCACTCGACTGGTCGGACCGTCCATTGGCGTATCATATCTATCATGTGCCGTGTAGACTGCAGTATACTTGTTCATCATATCACTCCTAGTACCCAGTTCTCTGCACAATTCTCAGCGTACACCTCACTGTGTCCGGTGATTGTGCGTTCCTCACAGATGGTTTTATCTTCAAGCATGATGATAACATAGCCATCCTTCTCTTTGAATACCATAGACTTCCTGTCTTGGTAGTCACCCTGTCCATAAAACTCATGCAACAGCATCTTCATTCTCCTATTGATATTCGTAGTTGTAATTATACTCAGCATCTAACGAGTGCCACGCCTGTTCATAAGCATAGTCCCAATTAGTATGATAGCCTGCAGCTATGTCATCATCGGCAATACACTTTGCCCAATGGTCAAGACTAGGCTCATGGTCAAGCGGTAGTTCCTCACTCATGCTCACTCCTATCCTCCAAATCCTCTACGTCTACACCCTCACAAACGTATGAGTAGTCGAAGTTATCTATATTGAACAGCTTAATACTGCCATCCGGGTTCTTGACATAATCATCTGCATCGTTGTCGTACACAGCGACAGGCATATCCCACACCAGTACGGTATATGATTTGTCAATGTCAAATACTGTATTTTTACTCATGGTCGTACTCCACTTCTGCTTCTGCTTCAAGTTGTGTCTTCTCAAAATCAAAGATGCGAACAATCAGCTTGTCCCCTTCATCTGAGATAACTACGGACTTACGCCTGTGTGGCATAGCCACGAACAGATGGTTGCCGTCATCAACATGATTGGCATCGACAACGTAGCAAGCGTCCTCCTGTTCGCCGAAGATGCCAATGGCGTTTATCTCAGGGGTGAATTGAATGTCTGGCATTACAGTTCTCCATTCTGTCTTTGTTTAGCTGTGTGTTTTACATGACACGGGGAGCATACCACACGACACTTATCAATCTCTGCCTGTATGATTTTCCAAGAACGTCCAGCCATGTCACATACGTTTTGCAATTTATCCTCTGGATTGAGGTGATCAAACTGTAACAGATGAGCAAATGCTTTCTGATACTTTTTATGTATGTTTCTTTTCTGCATACCACACACTTCACATCCACGATCTACTTTAATTTGAGTGATACGTTTGCGGTGCAGATTGTGCCTCTTAGTACGCGCCTTATCTTTTGCCACTTCCTGTTTGGCGTAGGTCTTGGGGTGACGATAGTCCAGTATCTCCTGCCCATTCCACCTACGGATGCCCCAAAGTTTGTAGCCATCTTCGCGCACATGGCCCCGAAAAATTGTGACGTTGTAATCCGCCGCTGTGTATTCAGTAATCTGGGTCATTTTCTCTATCTCCAGAGTAGGTGGGGTGACACTATGGCCACCCCTGTTGTGTGCCTTACTTGGCTTGGTGGATTACAAAGTCATTACCGCTTTTAGACACAATCCGGTACAGGTTCCAGAAGGGATTGCCGTAGTAGCGGACGTGCTTGCCATCATTGACCTGCAAGAACTTGCTTGGTGTACCGTTCTTGTTCTGTGTAGGTCCAACGTAATACTTGCCCATGCGGTTGTATGTGCGCTTGTTCATGCGAACAATGGTTGGCTTGGTGCCGGACAGGGCGTGAACGAGGTTGATAGCTTTCACTTTGATGTATGACATGATGTATTCTCCTTTTCTGTGTGTTGGTTTTTGTAACGTCGTTACATTTTTACGCTGCATGTGCCAGACGTTTGTTCTGGCGTTGTGCCTTGCGTTTCAGGGTTTTGGCCTTGTTCACATGACGCCAGTGGTCACGCTTACCGTCAGCCTTTGGGGTCTTGATGTTCTTCATTGCTTCTATTTTGATTTGCATTGTGTTTGTCCTTCTTGCGGTTGTATTTGGTTTTGTCTGGCACCACCTGTGACCTACGTCTGTTGGTCTGCAGCAATGCCTTTGCTATTGGATTCACTGTACCAGTACGTTTGACCAATGTCAAGTCTCCCACGAAAGTTCTTCTTCTATTTCGTCCAGAAGTTCGATGTCGTCTTTGGTACACATGGAATCCCATTGCCTCAACTCACGCAGTTCAGTCAACGTGATCTTGTATGCGTCGATGATGCGTCGTGCCTCATCCATCAGGGCTTCCGCTTTTGTTTCACCCCATCCCTCAATTTCGAGGGCAATGTCTACTTTTCTGCTCATTGCACAAATTCCATTTCCCAGCAAGCCCTCATCTCAGCTTCACGCATAGCCTCATCACGAGTGTTGTGTGACGAGAGATGTACCTTGCCCGTGTCAAACTTGATTTCCAGCATCCAGCACCCCATGTGCTTGATAACTTCTGCACGACCATTCATGCAGTTAATGCTGTGCCAAATATTCTGGCTATTTTGCTGCAGTTCCCAATGTGAAAGATGTATCATTTCTTTGGCCTCCAACCTTTAGGGATGTTTCTTTCGTTCCAACACTTTGCACACGACAGCAGGTAGTCATATTCGATTACGTCTGCCGGTGCCTCATTACAATGCCCACACTTAGGGCGGTTGTCAAGTCGTTCACGCATTATTCTCTCCTGTTTTAGCGTGTTAATACACTACGCGGCGGCAATGGCACTGGCCTTTTTCTTGCTAGTACCATGTGCCGGAAACCCAATGATGAAATCACGCTGACGCTGGCAAAGCTGACAGCTTGCACATGACACATCATCACGGATGGTGGCAGGACACACAACCACCTTGCGGCCAGCCGGTGTGGTGGTGTTTGTGGTCTGTTCGATAGGCAACACGGTAGCCACAGGGCCAGCATCCAAGTCGGCAAGCTGGTCAGCATGTGCCATGTTGTTTGCAGACAGATTGACAGTAAAGCCAGACCGGTTCATTTGCGTGACCACCATGCGATTACGTTTGTTGTGTAGCACATCGTAGTGGGTATAGGTGAACCCACGCTTGCCCTCATTGGCTTGCGTCAATTCCATGCAAGCTGTGGCATCTAGCTGGTCATTGCGTCCGGGCAAGTCACCGGCCTGATTATGCCGCCACAGTGTGTCAGCTTTCAGGTTGCTAATCTTGCCAAGAAACACAGGCCAAGTGTCACCACGTTGTCGGTCAGACACCTTCATCCAGTGCATTTTGAGTGGACCGCTTTCTGCGTAACACCCGCCCTCGTTGGCATTGTTGAAGGGACAGGCGGCTGGACAGGTTTGTGCCTCTGTAGTGGACACAGGGATTGGGCCAGTCTTCTCGTTCTTCGACTTGGCAGTCAGGTGAACTTGGTAACTCATGTCAGTCTCCATTTTGTAACGGCGTTACATTTTAGTTTGAGTGGAAGCGGTATTACACCTTTACATTTTCAAGATTAGGATGCAAGCCATCCCCACGTTCAACAATACGAAGCAGCGTTGCCAGATGCAGTTTGTGTTCTCTGTCCAGCCGGTCAACCTGCGCTTGCATGTTGTCATCAGATGGGCTGGCTTTGATGCTGCGTATAACATCGTTCAGAAGATTGTGATTGATTGTCATTTTGTAACCTCGTTACATTTTGTTGAACACTTGGCTGAACCACCAGCCATGATTAAAGGTAGCACAAACCTACTTGCCGGTCAAGCTGCCAATAAGGTTGGATATAGACGACAACCGGCGTTGACGTTGCTGTTCATCCACTGCATCCTCGTAGGCTTTCTGTGCCGCCTCTTGCTGCCCACAAATCATGACCGGCTTTTTGTGTTCCCACAAGCGGCGATCCTCATTCGGCATCATAGGCCACGACGAACCCAGATAGAATGTGCCGATAGGTACGACACCACCATTTTCAAAACCTGTTCTTTTCATTCTGTCACCTCTTTCAATTTTGTAACGCCGTTACATTTTCTTGTTGAAAATCAGACGTTTTTCGATTGTTCTTAATCCTACCACAGATATTCCCCCAAGTCAACCGCACCACCACCACTGCACCACCACCGCACCACTAGGATAGAAGGTGGCTGGCTGGCGAGTGGGCATGTCATGTGGGCGTTTTAGTGTGTTAATACGTTAAAACAGACTAGGCAAAAGAAAAGGGGCCAGCTAATGCCAGCCCCGATTTCAGTTTTTTGTAACGTCGTTACATTATGCGGCTTTTGCTTTCTTGGCTGGCGCATTCTTGGCGACGTATTTTTGCGCCATGCCTTCCAGTTTTTCGATATCTTGCGACCCGGCCCATTCCCAAAAATTGCCGCCGAATTGCTTCGACCATACTTGCATCATGTTTTCATAGACTGCCCATTCATCGCGCGTATCGGTTTTTGTTTCGATCACTTCAGGCTGATCGTCGCCAGCGTCTGCAGCGGGTGCGGGTGCGCTGGCATTTTTTGGCTTGGCTGGCGCGGCGAAAAACTTGTCTTTGAAGCACCGGACGCTGGCAATCTCGAAATCACAAGCGGCTATCATAGCTTCAAAGTCTGCATCTGATAAGTGATGCAAGGCATTATCTGCGCAAATTGATATTGCTGATAATTGCATTTTTAGGGCTGGCGTTTGTATCCACTTGCCACTGGCGTCTTTCATGTAAAAAACGCCAAGACCGGCTTTGGTCAATTCAACCCGCATGATTTCATTCTTGCCCTTTTCGGCGGCATTGGCTTTTTCTTTTGCGTCGGCATATGCGGCAATGGTGGCTTTCATGGCCAGCGGGTTTTTGCGAATATCCCTATCAAACCGCTTTGCATTGTTTGCAATAGCTTTAAACAGGCCAGCGGCGATTTCGATTTGATTGTTCATTTTTTCGTTTCCTTGTTTTGTGTTGTGTCATTAGCGACAATTAGGATTATCAGCCATATTCAATTTTTATTCAAGCGCAAAAGGACGTTTTTTGTAACGTCGTTACATTTTTTTTATTTAGGGCATTTTTCCCTTGCCACCACCACGCGAAATCGAGGAT